CGGGGCGCGCCGCGGCTCAGGCGATCGTGACTGCGATCGCGAACTCGATGCGGCCGCGCAGCGGCGCCAGCGCCTGCTCGAGCCGGTCGGGTGCACATAGAGGCCCGGCGCGCCGCAGACGGCAAGCTGCGCCCACGGCCAGCGCTCTACGTTGCGCATGCCGTCGAGATATTCCGCGAGGTGCGCCGCGTGCTGCGGCCGGCGATGGCGCGCTCGCGAATCCACGGAGACGCGCCGCTGCCGCGCCCGTAATCCTCGGACCGCCCAACGGCGGCGGCGCACGGCCGCTCCGCCGTCCGCCTCCTGCCTACTCACCCGCGCGCCAGCCCTCCCATCTGCGCACATTGATGTGATAATGCCCGTCTGACCATGCCTGCCTGCCGCGATCCTCGGCAGGCTCGGCGATCACTCAAGGAGAGATAATGGCCATCCACGGCTCAATACGCCGCCGGCCCCACTCACACAGCGGGGCCGCGCGGCTGTGGCGGTGGGCGCGCACCAGGCGCGCCGCATGGACATGCGCCGAGGCCGCGGCGGCGGCCGGCATATCGCGCCGCCGCTGCCAGGCCGTCATCACAGCGCTTGCCGGCGCCGGCCTGCTGACCCAGGCCGCGCCCGCGGCCGGCTGCAAGCCGGCGCAATGGGCGCTGAGCAGCGCCGCGCGCAGGATCGGCGAGCCGCCGATCCTGATTGTTGATCGCGAGCGCGGCCTGATTACCGGAGTGCGCATGGCCGCGCCGCTGTCGGGCCGGCGGCCTGGCCGACAATCGAGGCCTGGCCGACAATCGAGTCAAAATCGAGTCTCGCGTGATAACTTTTGACTCCCCCGCCCGACTCAGTGCTATGAGAGGCGCGGGGCAGCCACCCTGGCAGCCACCCTGGCAGCCACCCTGGCAGCCACCCTGGCAGCCACCCTGGCAGCCACCCTGGCAGCCACCCTGGCAGCCACCCTGGCAGCCACCCTGGCAGCCACCCTGGCGACCGGCCGGGGCGGCGGCGCATACCGTAAGCGCCCGTGACCTTCGCGAAAATTTCGCGAAGGTCACTAATCAGCGCGATGAGCGTGCGCATAATCGCGGGAGATTGCCGCGCGGTGCTGGCGTCGTTGCCGGCGCGGCGTCTCAAGCCCAAGAACCTCTGCGGCATTCCCTGGCGCGTCGCCTTCGCGGCGCTCCAAGCCTGGAAGGACGCAACCGCCGTTCCGTCTGGACCATTCCGCATGAGCAAAGACATCGGCGTGATCGTCGCCCTCCCGCCCGCAGTGCGGGACTGGGTGGAGGCGCAGGCGGAGGATCTCGGCGTGACCGCCGCGATCTGGATTCGCATGCTCGTCGTCGCCGCGGCCAGAGGGCGCAGCGCGCTGCCGGCCGGGCCGGCCATCCAGTCCGCGCCTGCGCTCCCGCGCGCTCCCGCGCCGGCGCCCGCAGATGATGCCAGCGCATCCGGCGGCCTCGATCCGGACGCCTGGCGCGGACCGCCGGATGATGATTCGGACGCCGATATCGATGCGATCGTCGCCGGCCGCATGGCCGACGCCGCAGCCGCCGTGACCTCTGATGCCTATGCCGCGCCCGTAATCCTCGGACCGCCCAACGGCGGCGGCGCACGGCCGCTCCGCCGTCCGCCTCCTGCCTACTCACCCGCGCGCCAGCCCTCCCATCTGCGCACATTGATGTGATAATGCCCGTCTGACCATGCCTGCCTGCCGCGATCCTCAGCACGAGCGTTTCGCCCGCGCTCTCGCCGAGCAGTATCTAGCGGTGCCGCCGCCGCGCCGGCCGGTGCTCGAGGCATTCAAGGCTGCGGGCTACGCGCCGCACAAGGGCAATGCCAGCCGGCTCGCCAGGCGGCCGGAAGTCCGCGCGCGCGTTGCCGAGCTCCTCGAGGAGGCGCGCGAATACGCCGACATCCGCCTCGTCAAGGCGCTGGTGCGCGTCGATCGCATCGCCGACGCCAAGCTGCCGGATTATTACGAGCGCCGCGACGGCGCGCTCGTGCTGCGCGACATCACCGAGCTGCCGCCGCGGCTCGCCGAGGCTATCGCTGAGCTCGAATACCACGACGACGGCCGCATCAAGCGCATCAAGCTGCACGACAAGACGCAGGCAAACCTCGCCTTGCTCAAGCATTTCGGCGGCGCCGGAGAGGCGGCCGAGCGCAGGGCCGACGTAAACATCTGGAATGTCCTCTCAGTCGAAGATCAGCGCGTGCTTGCCGATCTTGTCGAAGCTCTCGCCCGAGGCTCTGCGCCTGCTCTCGCGGGAGCTGCGGGCGAGAGCGCAGCAGCAGGCGCGGGAGCGTAAGCTCTACTCCTATTATCCCGACGACGGCCCGCTCCGCCGCGAGCTTTATCCGCGTCATATGGAGTTTTTCGCCGCCGGCGGATGGCATGAGCGGCTGCCGTCCTGTCCGCCGGATTGCGACGGCTCACCGCATCGCGACCGGCTGATGCTCGCCGCCAACCGCGTCGGCAAGACCGAATCGGTCGGCGGCTATGAGGTCGCTCTGCACGCCACCGGCCGCTACCCGGCCTGGTGGCCGGGGCTGAAATTCCGCCGGCCGGTCGAGATCTGGGCGTCCGGCAAGAAGAACGAGACCACGCGCGACATCATCCAGGCCAAGCTGTTCGGGCCGGTGGCCTGGCGCGGGCGCGTCAAGACGTTGGCGGGTACCGGCCTCATCCCCGCCGAGGACATCGGCGCGGTAACCTGGAAGCGCGGCGTCGCCGATCTCGCCGACACCGTGCAGGTGCGCCACCGCTCCGGCGGCTGGAGCGTGATCGGGCTCAAGAGCTATGAGCAGGGACGCGGCGCCTATGAGGGCACCGAGAAGGACATCATCTGGTTCGACGAGGAGCCGCCGGCCGACGTCTATGTGGAGGCCGGCATCCGCACCATGACCACGCAGGGCCACACGCTGCTCACATTCACCCCGCTGGAGGGCATGAGCGAAGTGGTGCTCGAGTTCCTGCCCGGCGGTTCGCTGCCGCCGCGCGACGAGAGCATGGCCCCCCATGTGCTGCAGGCAATCGCCCGTGGGGGGTAAGTTCGTCGTCAACGCCGGCTGGGATCACGTGCCGCATCTCTCCGAGGAGCAGAAGGCGGCCGAGCTCGCCCGTATCCAGCCCTACCAGCGCGAGGCGCGCTCGAAAGGCATTCCGGCCCTGGGGGCCGGCGCCATCTATCCGGTACCCGAAGACTATGTCCTGTGCGACCCGTTCGAGATCCCCGATTGGATGCCGCAATGCTACGCCCTCGATGTGGGCTGGAACCGCACCGCGGCGCTGTGGGCGGCGCACGACATCAATGCCGATGTCGTCTACCTCTACTCGGAGCATTACCGGGCTGAGGCCGAGCCGCCCGTGCACGCCAACGCCATTCTCGCCCGCGGCAAATGGATTCCGGGCGTCATCGATCCGGCCGCGCGCGGGCGCGGGCAGCGCGACGGGGAGCGGCTGATCAGGGTCTACCGGGAGCTCGGCCTGCAGCTTCTGTTTCCCGCCGCCAACGACATCGAGGCCGGCATCTATGAATGCTGGATAAGGCTTTCCGCCGGTCGCATGAAAGCGTTCCGTTCGTTGCAGAATTGGCTTGCGGAGTTCCGCTTCTATCAGCGCGACGAGAGAGGCCGCGTGAAGGACGGCCAGTCGGACCACCTCATGGATTGCATGCGCTACATTCTGCTCTCGGGCCTTGTCCGCGCCGTGGTGCGCCCCCCCTCGATGTGGACGGCGCGCGGTCTCGTCGCCCGCCATACGGCCGACTACGACCCGCTGGCCTATGGAGAGCGCTGAATGCGCACGCGTCGCACCTACCGCCTGCGGGGCCAGCATGATCTGGCTGAGGACAGCGCCCGACGGGCCGACCCGCGGCCGTCGGCGGAGGCGCTCGCCGACCGCGATCGCCGGCTGAACTATATCGAGACGGTGCACATGGCTGTGCTGGGCGATCCGCCGCCTGGCCGCAGCGCGCTTGACGGCTGGGTGCCGAGAGGCGTGGCCGCTTGCGGCTTTCGCGAGCGATGGTAGGAGAAAGGTCAAGGTCATGACGGAAAAGGTCATCGCCACTCTGGTGCCGACGAAATCCGAGGCCGAGATTGCGGAGGAGCTCAGGCGCCGCGTCATCGAGGCGCACGAGCCGCTGCTGGCGCTGCTTGACGAGGCTCATGCCGCAGGATTTGAGATCATCTGCGGATGCGGCCTGGCGCCGATCGGACGCCACGTGATCACGCATCTGCGCATCGCGAAGGTGTATTAGCCCCATGGCCCGCGCTCTCTGGCGGCCCGGCCGATCGGCCGCGCCGCTCCCCGACGGCGGCGCTCTGCCCCAGGGAATGTCGCCGGAGGCGCGCGCGCAGCGCGACGATATCGCAGAGGCGCTCGCCGATCCCGAATGCCCGGCGCATGTGTCCAAGCCGCTGCACGCCACCCGCGACGAATATGACCTGATCATCGCCGAGCGCATGCGCACGTTGACGCTCGCCGAGCGCATCGATATCGAGATTGCGCTCACCCAGCGCCGTCGCCCTATGCACACATCCGATTACGATCCGCTGAGGTATTGACCCGATGGGCCTGTTCGCCCCTTCCCCGCCGCCCGCGCCTCCGCCTCCGCCCCCTCCGCCCCCGGCGGCCGCGCCGCCCGTCTATGCCAGCGCGGCGACCATGGGAGCGCTGGCGCGCCGCACCCAGGCGAGACCAATGGGGGGCACCGACCTTACCACCGGGCAGAAGCAGGCCGGCATTACGCAGACCGCCGCTCTCGGGCTGGGCGGGACGGGAACCCCGTGATGCTCCGCCGGTAAGCGTCGCGCCATGCGGCGGGCGCAGGAAGAAGCCGTGCTGCGGTTCGCTCGGATGGCGGCCGAGGCGGAGGCGCGCGAGATCACCGCCTCCTATCGGCGCGGCTTCGGCGGCTCGATGCGGCGCAGCGAGCCGCAATGGCACAAGCCGGAGCGGCCGTGGCCGCATGAGCGCAAGGAAAAACTGCGGGCGACGATGCAGCGCCGGGAAGAAGAAAAGCGCGCCAGACGCAAGGCGCTGCCGCAAGCCGCCAGGCCGCGCCGGGAGGCCGCCGTGCGGGCGCTGGCGCTGGCGGACCTCATCGGCGAGATCATGGCCGCCGTCGGCAAAGCCCAGCGCCGCCTGCGGCGCGCCATCACAAAGGACGCAGCATGACCTACGACGTGAAGACCCCGGTGCTTGCCGACATCGCAGCCGTTGAGAACGAGGTGATCAAAGCGGTCGGCATGGACGTCAAGGCGCGTCTCGCCCTGCCCAAGATCAGCGCGCTGGAAGCCAAGCTCATCGAACAGTCGATCGAAAAGGCCGCGTAGCTGGCCGCCGCCGCTGCGCCAACGGCGCGGCGCAACCGCGCCATCCAATCAACATGCTCTCCCCCGCCGCAATCGCCCGCCGCTCCGGCGACGGGCTCTTCGCCCATTACGAACTTGCAGGCGACGCTCTGCTCGCCCGCGCGCCGGCCCTCGCCAAGCAGAAATGGTACGACCAATCCGGCGGCTGGGAGGAGCTGCGCCTGCAGCTCGAAGCGCGCCTCTACGGCCTGCGCAACTGGCGGCTCTCATGGTGGCAGCATTGGGCGCGGCTTGCCGAGGCAATCCTCCCGCGCCGCTACCACTGGCTGATCGTGCCCAACACCATGACGCGCGGGCTCGCCATCAACCAGGCGATCAAGGATCCGACCGGCGCGCAGGCGGTGTCGGTGTGCGTCGCCGGCATGCGCTCGGGCCTGATGTCGTCCTCGCGGCCGTGGTTCAAGATCGGCGCAGGCCTCGCCGGCCGCAAGCTCGACCGCGCCGCCGAATTGTGGTTCGAGGACGTAAACGATCGCGTCTACCGCATCCTCGCCGGCTCGAACTATTATAACGCCGGCACCCAGATGTTCGAGGACCTTGTGGTGTTCGGCACCGCGCCGAAGCTGCTCTACGAGGATCGCGTCAGTGTCATCCGCTGCTACAACCCGTGCGCGGGCGAATATTATCTGGGCGCCGGCTTTGACGGCCGCATCAACTCGTTCTACCGCACCTTCGTGCTGACGGCGCTGCAATGCGTGCAGATGTTCGGCCTTGACCGCTGCTCGGGACAGTTGCGCGGCCTGTGGGAGCAGAAGGGCGCTTCCCTCGAAACCGAGGTGATCGTCGCCCACGCTATCGAGCCCAACTTCTCCCTGCAGATGCCCGGCACAAGCGCAAATCTCGGCGTCATCCCCGGCGGCTTTCCCTACCGCGAATATTACTGGGAGTGGGGCAAATACTCTCCGCAGCCGCTTTCCGTCCGCGGCTTCCGCGACAAGCCCTTCATCGCGCCGCGCTGGACTACGGTGTCGAACGACGCCTACGGCCGCAGCGTCGGCATGGATGCGCTGCCCGACATTCTCCAGCTGCACATGATGACGATGCGTCAGGCCGAGGGCATCGAAAAGATGCTGCGGCCGCCGCTGCTCGCGAGCCTCGGCCTCAAGAATCAACCGTCCTCGATCCTGCCCGGCAAGGTCACCTATGTGGAGGACGTCAACAAGGGCATGAAATCGATCTATGACGTGCGGTTTGATATCGAGCACATGACCGCGCTGATCGACAAGATCGAGGCCCGTATCGAGAAATGGTTCTTCAACGACGCCTTCATGATGATGGACAACCTCGAAGGCGTGCAGCCGCGCAACGAGATGGAGATTGCCGAGCGGCGCGGCGAAAAGCTCCAGCGCCTCGGACCGGTGGTCGAGAACGTCGAGCAGGAGCTTGCCGACGACATCCGCCGCGTCGTCAATATCATGGCGCGCCGGCGTCTGCTGCCGCCGATGCCGCCGAGCCTTTCCGGCATTCCACTGGAAATCGAATTCGATTCGATGATCCGCATCGCCCAGCGCGCCGCCGAAACCGCGGTCATGGAGCGGGCGCTTACCGTGGTGACGAATCTCAGGCAGGCTTACCCGGACCAGCACCCGGAAGACAATATCGACATCGACGCCGCCGTGAGGCGCTACCTCGACCGCTCCAACTTTCCCAAGGAATGCCTGCGCAGCGAAGATGAGGTGCAGCAGGTGCGCGCCGGCCGCGCCAAGGCCATGGCCGAGCAGGCCCGGCAGGCGCAGGCAATGCAGGCGGTTACTCACGCCGCGCCGGCCGCCGCCAGTGCCGCGAAGACCGCAAGCGAGATCGATACCGGCGGCATGCTCAACGCTCTGCAGATGATGTCCGGAATGGGCGGCGCCGCGCCTGGCGCAACGGGGCTGCCGCAATAGAGGAGATGCAAATGGCGCTCATGGGACCTGACGGCGATACTCACAGCCATCTCAACTACCCTCAGCACCCGCAGGGGCAAGCGAGCGCGCCCGGCGCCCATCTGCCCGACCGCGGCCATTGGGTCGGCCCGCGCGGCGGCCAGCGCGAGGCCCAGCCTCCGATTCCGGCCGAAAGCGGTCCCGCGCCGTTTGGCCCGGTGCTGGATGCCCGCGGTGGCCCGGTGCCGGGAGCCTGCGACGCGCTCCGATATGTGCTGGAGCATCAGCCGATGACGGCGCCCCAGCGCCGCATCCTCCTCGAAGCGCTGACGGTGCTGGAATCGTTCCGATGACCGACCCTCTCCCGCCCGATGACGACCAGGGCCCTGGCATCCAGGTTGACAGGCACGGCGATCCGCTGCCCCAGGGCACGCGGATGATCGAGTACGAGTCCTACGAGCGCGTCATCGAAGGGCTCAAGATTGCGGCCGACGCCTGTATGCATCTCGCCAAGCGAGAAAGGACGCCCGAGGGCGTCGACAACCGCCGCCGTCTGGCGCTGACGCTTGATCAGTGCCGGCGCATGTGCATCCGCCTTGCCGGCATTGACGATACCGTCCGCGCCAATCCGACGCCCGAAATGCGCGGCGAGCCGCTCCCGTTCCGCGAGGCGCGCGACCGTCTGATCGGCGGCCTTACCCAGGCTGCGGGCGGCGCGCGGCAGCTCGCCACCTGCTTTCGCATCGACCTCGCATGGTCGCGGATCGCTTCGCAGCTCGAAGACCTCATCCGCAAGATCCGCACCCCCAAGCTGATGCGCGCCCCCAATCCGCTGCTGCTGCCGACCGGCTACGTGAGGCATTGAATCATGTGTCGCGCAATTATCTCACCTGTCCGCGCTGCGGCTGGAGCAGCCGCATCTGGGGCCGCAGGCTCGATGCTGTGATCGCCCAGGCGCGCCGCGCCGACCACTTCGGCTTCCATCATTCCCAAAGCGCCGCGGCCGCGGCGGCGCCTCTTTGTCAGCCCGCGGCAACCGCACAGGAGAAACACATGTCGCACTCGGTCGTCACGCATGTGAAGCACAGCGAGCACGTCGCTCACGACGACGCCAACGGCATTGCCGCGATCACGGCGAAATACATCGCCGACCTCGAGGCCGCCGGCCATACCGTGCATCATCATCACGTGCACCGCCACGCCGACGCGCATCATCACAGCCACACCCACGGTTAGGCGCGCCGCCTGCAATGGCTCCATCGTCCCCGGCGAATCCGTCACGCGGTTACGCTGCGGCGGATTCCCCTGTTCCTGCCGGATCCAGGGCGTAGCGGGCCGGGAGACGATGGAGACAATGAGCGCAACTCCGTTCACCGTCCGGCATGACAACGGCGTCACCTGGATTGACCGCAACGCCGACGCCGCATTCCGCAAGGCGCTGATCGACATCGCGCCGGCGGCGCTGCGCGGCCGGATGCGGCGGGCGCTTGCGGCGACGCCCGATCCGGCGCGCGACTATGCCCGCAGCCAGCGCTATTTCGGCGACCGCCTGCCCGAAATCATCGCCCGCATCCAGCCGCTCTCGCAGCGGCTCGACCGCTACATGGAGACCGTGCTCGGGCGGCCGGGCTTCTGCGAATGGCTCATTCTCACGGGCTACACCAACCACTACGAAATGGTGAAAGCATTCGACGAATGGGCGCAGATGAAGAAGGACTCGTGAGTCATGCCGGATGACGGCCTTCGCGCCAGCTATGACGCCGCCGATTCGGCCGCCGAGAACAATGCCCGCCGCGACGAGGCGCGCCGCCGGCGCGAAGACGCCGAGACCGTCAGGCGGCTTCTCAATCACAAGAACGGGCGCGCCTGGTTCCACCGGCTGCTCAGCCGCTGCCATATCTACGGCACGCCCTTCGCTCCCGGCGAACCGGAGACCACGTTCTTCCGCATGGGCGAGGAGAACATCGGCAAGGGGCTCATGATGCAGGCGATCGACGCCTGCGCGGACCTTTACCTGCTGATGCTTGACGAAGCGCGCAAGGAAGAGGAGCGCGTCGCCCTCCTGCGCGCCGAGGAAGAGACCAGGCGCGACGCCGCCGACAGCGCCGCAGCCCATGCGCAAGGCCTTGACCTGCCGCCGCCGGCGGGATGGCCGACGCGGCCGGCGGCGGCCGCGACGTAACCGACGCCCCGAAGCACAGAGGAAAATGACCGATGTCGAGCGACCAGATCTCCGCTGCGGCCGACGCAGCCGCCCTTGCGGCCGCCGCCGAGCCGGCCGCGGTCGCGGAGCCTGCCTCGACGGCCGCGCCCGAATCAGCTACGCCGGAATCCGCGCCGAGCCTGCTCAGTTCGGCGGCGGGAAAACAACCCGCACAGCCGGCCCCGGCTGCAGACGCCAAGTCAGAGCCTGACGCCAAAGCGGCCGATGCTTCCGAATCCGGCAAGGACGGCGAGCAACCCGCGAAGCCGGATGATCCCGGCAAGGCCAAGGCCGAAGATAAGGCGGATGCCGCGACCGACCCGGCCAAGGACGCCACGGCGAAGGATCCTGCGGATCAGCCCCCGGCCCTGAGCCTTGAGGACCTGAAATTCCCTGAGGGCATGGCGCTCGACCCCGAGGCCGGCAAAGCATTTGTTGACGTGCTCAACAATGCTGCGCTCACCGGCAAGGACCGCGGCCAGGCGCTCATTGACCTTCACCTCAAGGAAATCGACCGTGTCGCGCAGCACATCGCCGCCCATCAGCGCAAGGTCTGGAGCGACCTCAACGCCGGATGGCAGGACCAGCTGCGCAAGGATCCCGAACTCGGAGGCAACAGGCTCGAGACCACTTTGTCGCGCGCCAAGGCCGTGATCGAGGAATTCCTGTCGCCGGAGGACGCCAAGGCGCTGCTTGTCCATACCGACAACAACGGAATGGGGAACTATCCCGTGTTCATCCGCCTGCTGAGCAACATCGGAAAGAGGCTCAACGTGTTTGAGGACAATATCGTCGCCGCCAATCCGGCGCCCGCGCGCACCCGCGCACCCGGCCGCCGCGGCTGGTACGACAACCCTTAACGCCGGCGGCTGAGCCGCTCCGCTTCCCCGCCGCTACGGGGATCGTCCGATCCGGCTCTGTCTGCCGCCCACTGCGGGCGCCGGAGCTGACGAATGGCCTTTCTGACTCTGCTTGACGTCGGGCGTCATTTCGACCCCGAAGGCAAGATCGCCGACATGGCTGAGCTTCTCAGCCAGTGCAATGAGATCATCGACGACATGCCGCTCGTCGAGGCCAATGGCTTGACCTCGCATGTCACCACGGTGCGCACCTCGCTGCCGAAGGGCAGCTACATCCGCTATTATCAGGGCACCGCCTACTCAAAATCCAACCGGGCTCAGCTCGAATTCGGCATGTCGCTTCTGCGCGACTATTCGCAGATCGACAAGGAGCTGTGCCGGCTCGGCGGCCAGGAAGAAGTATTGCGCGAAAAGGAAGACATCGCCCATATGGAGGGCCTGTCGCAGCAGCAGTCGACGACCTTGTGCTACGGCAATGCCTGGACCACGCCCGAGCAGTTCACTGGCTTTGCGCCCTATTTCAACACGGTGAATCCGAACAACGCCCAGAACGCCGTGAACGTGTTTGATTGCGGTGGCACTGGCTCCTCGAACACGTCGATGTTGCTGATCGGCTGGGGTGAGTCGACCTGCTACGGCATCTATCCCAAAGGCTCCAAGGGCGGCCTTGTCTTTGAGAACAAGGGCGATGTCGTGCCGGGCTTTGACGCCAATCAGCAGCGCTTCGAGGCCTACACCTCTTTGTTCCAGTGGCAGCTCGGGCTCGTGATCGAGGATTGGCGCTACGTCGTGCGCCTGTGCAACATCGACACCACGACGGCGGGGCTGCTCGGCCCGACGCCGCCCGACCTCTTCGCCATCCTCGCCCGCGCCATCGTGCGTCTGCCGACCGCCGGCCGCACCGTCTCCGGCATCGTCAAGACCGATGCGCCCGACCGCATGGCGCCGGCGGTGCGGCTCAAGCTTTATTGCAATCGCGTCGCCCGCGCCGCCATGGACGTCCAGGCGATCCGCGACAAGAACGTGCTCCTGTCGCCCACCGACTATGCCGGCCGCCCGATCGTCAACTGGCGCAACGTTCCGATCGGCGTGCAGGACTCGCTCCTGAACACCGAAGCGCGCGTGGTCTGAGGGAGGACCGCCATGTCTCTGATGGACCAGAATCTCGTCCTCACCAACAACAGCGGCAGCGGCACCGCCTATCAGACCGTGACCGCAACGGCCGTTTCCGCGAGCACCTACGACCTGCTCAACGGCGCGCTGATCACCACCTCGGGAGGCACCTACACGACGCCGCCGAATTCGATCATCGGCAACGCTCAATTCTTCGGCGAGGATCTCGGTCTCGGCCGCGGCATGGGCACGCCGCAGGTCGTGGGCTTTACCGGACCGGGCACTCCGGGCGCGGCGACGTCGCTCACCGTGCAGCTCCAGGGCGCGCCCGACAACGGCAGCGGCACCATCTCGGGCCTCACCTTCGTGCCCTACATCCAGACCCGCGCCATCGCGCTTGCCTCGATCATCGCCAGCCGCAGGCTGTTTGCGTTCGATTTCCCGCGCCGCCAGGAGGGCGACGGCTTGCCCCGTTTCATCAACCTGAACTTCGTGGTGGCGGGATCGAACTTCACCGGCCTGTCAATCGCCGCCTATATCAACCTCGGCGAGAACAGCGCCCAGGCGACGCTCGGCCAGTATCCGGCGAATTATTAGCGGAGGCCGCGAGATGACCGACGACGCCGAAGACGCCGCCAAACGCGGCCGCCGTACGGCAACCGCAGCAGAGCCGGCCGACCCTCTCGCCGGCACCGGCTACGAGCGTCTGCCCGAAGTCTTCGCCATGCGGCAGGATGACGGCTCGATTGTGCAGGAAACCGAGCCCTGCTATATCTGCCGGGCCGACTGTTTCCTCGGCGTCGGCCGCGACGTGACGCTTTATGAGGAATCCTCGATCGTCGTCACCGGCGCGGTGCCGAACATCCACATGGAGCCGCTCAACCGCGCGGCGGCGCTCAACTACGTCAAATGGCGGCAGCGGCTGCCGGAGACGAGGGCGCCGATCGATGTCGGCGACATGGCCGAGGCGGCGCAGATGCTCGCCGCCGATCCGGAGGCGCTCAAGCTCAACAAGGTGCAGTGGCAGCAGGCGGTGGTGAAGCTCGCCGGCGAGCTGCGGCTGCGGCGCGAGGGCGCCGAGGCGCGCGAGCTGCCGCCGATCGGCCACAACTTCGCGCGCGGTGCGCGCATCCAGGCGCCTCCGATCCTCGGCGCGAAGCTCGCCGATATGAGCCAGAATCTGCCGGGCCAGACCCGCTTTGCAGCGGCGATCCCGGCGTTTTCGTCCGGCCCGCTGACGCGCCGGGCAGACCCCGCGCCCATGAACATGCCGGCCGGGAGGTGACCATGACGAAGCTGCGCATAGCCTGCCTGCTCGGGGGCGCAATCGTACTTGTGGCGGCCGGTCTGGCGCTCGGGCAGGGCATCGCCGCGCTGACGTCTCCTACCGGAACGGAACTGATCACCGTTCAGCCGGTCCAGCCGAACGGGCAGCCCGCCGCTACGCAGGCAACCATTACTCTCAACAACG